CACAAAATGCCATACCACTACAGACGCGGTTATTGGCGAAAGTGTGATAAGGATAATCCACGGGCTGAACGTAGATTGCAAGCCCCAAGATATAGAGACCGTTTTCTATGGTGGATGTGGATTGACGGTTACTGGGCAGGACATCCGATGTTCGGCATTAAGAAACAATATTGGCAACCCCGTAAAAAAGAGGAGACAGCGTAATGGCTATTGAAGACGATACTATGTGTATGCACTACACACTTGAAAGGCTTAGTGACATCAAGACTGAGACTGATTTGAATGAGTTCAAAAACGAGATCAAACACAATCTTGGTGTTAACGAGCAATGGCGTAGGGATAACCCTGCTTACCTTGAGTTATTGGCAACAGAGGACTTCGATGTTCTTAGGGCTGTCAGAACAACTAAGGACAAATATGTTCGTAGAGCCTTAGAGAAATCAAAGAACGTCAGTTCTGCTTCTAAACTATTGGGGTTGAAAAATTATCAAACCCTGCAAAACTGGATGAAAGAGTTGGGGATTGAAGATGACAGAAGATGATACATTTCACACGGTTCATGTGTACCCAAAGCCTGATCATTATCCTGAGAAGCGAGAGTTCTTTGTTGAGATAGAGGGCGTTGTTAAGAAGACTTATCCGATCAAAGCTGAGAGTTCTGCAAAGGCTAGTCAGATGGCTAAGAGCGAGTTCATAATTGAGTTCGGTGGGGACAGAGATAAGATCTTAATTAACGATGTGTGGAAAAACAAATGATTGAGTATTTCACCGCTCTTGTCATTGCATATACTTTGCATGGGCATGACATTGAAACAGCCGTATGGTTCGAGAGCGAGAAGCATTGTGCGAAAGCTATGGAGAACAGGAGTGCAGATTTTATGTACGATTATCTGTACGACCTTTACGGCAATGACATTTCGATGGGATGCTACACGACAAATAAAGTGTCAAAATTAGTTAGGCCGCAAGTTCGGCCTAATTGATTATTTTGGCAAATTATATTTTTTTATAATATTTCGAACAAATGTTTCAGTTGAAAACATTACTTCTGCAATTTTTGGTATTTTCATTTTTCTGTTTAAAAAACTATTAACCATCTTTGCATTTTTAGATAGGTTTTTAACCTCATCTTCTTTTTCAGACCAAGTTTTAATTTTAATCTGTCCTCGAAGATGAGGTTTTTCTGATACATCTAACCTGTTTTGAACGCACCAGTTTTTGCTGTAAAGATCCTCGTATCTTATACGAGCCTCTTCACTTTCGTATATTTTACCTTTGGCTTTAGCCTTTAATCCCATCTAGCTTCACCTTTGAGGATAACAGCGTCCCCGACAATGCCAGTGTTGCAGATCTTTGATGCTTCTGCATTAAAAGGTAAGTCTCTAAGCAATCCCTCTTCATTTACGAGGATTTGCCACGTTGGGTTGTCTGGTGATCTAACAATCTCCACTAAACCCCCGACAAGCTCTTGAGCCTTTTGTAAGCTCGGCCTGTCTTCTTTTGTATCAAATACTGTAATCATTACTTTCTCCTTTTTTTATTAGACTGGGATAATTAGCATACTTTACTATATCTAGTCAATACCTAATTCTTCCTCTTCTCTACGCAATCTACCATTGACGACACCAAGCCACTCAATATTTCCACCCTTAGTTCTTTTAAACTGTTTAACTCGACCATCACCAATTAAGTTATCAACATCTTTTTCTATTGTTTGCCTATATTGTTTTTTAATTTCTTGAGCTTCAGTATCTGTTTCTGGTTGATTATGAGCATGATGTAAGATGCCATTCTTTTTTCCAGATTTTGTAAGAGGAAGTCCCATATCTTCACGTTCAACAATCCATCTGTAAATAATTTCTCTTCTTTCTTGAACGCGAGGAGTTGCAGATGATTTAGCTGTATTTAAATCAACAGTTCTATCCTCCAGCAGTCCTGTATTTGCATTCCGAACAAATTTTCGGATTTCACGGTTTGCCACCCCGTTGGATTTCACAACTGCTCCATCATAAATCATGTTTCTTTGATATTTTATACCAAGATCTCTACACCTAGCTTCGGCAACACCTTCATCCACTTGCCAGATAGCAAATGCTGACCTGACCCCATCGACAATAGCTGACGTACCCCGAATAAGGTTACGAGCCTGTTCTGGCGTTGTAACAGGCTCTTTGTCCCTAATCTTAGCCATGTGGTGATTAACCATGACTGTAGCCCCTGTTTCTGTAGCCATCTGAGCCAATAGACCCATAAATGCCGCACCAGCCGCAGGATCTGCGTTTACGTCTGCGTGTACAAATGATGCCATAGGATCAATAACAACCAATGCCAGATCATCCATCTCAAGCATTTCTTCGTATATCTTCTCGAACTCAGGAGATGTGACGTAAGTATTGTCCGATTTCATCATAATTGGAAACACTCCGCCTTCATTTGGCAACGGTACAACCAGCAAGTCATGCCTATAACCCGAACGATTGTTCGAGTTGTCCAGCCTGCTGACCCGGCGGTGCAGTTCATCCCTATCATCTTCCGCCGATAATATAATAGCTGACCCGTGATGAGCGACCAAACCTCCGAAAGAATTTTGCATGGGTTGCCCAGATGCCACTTTCATAGCTAGATCTAACGTCATCATACCTTTACCACTGTCGCCAGCAGCCGCAAAAACACATGGAACTCCCAGCGGAATGGTGTCCCCGATTAGAAACTTTTGTTCGGGTGGCGCACCAGCGAACTGATTTCCAATGATAAGATTTCTGTTCTTGAGCGATAGTGTCTTCTTTACCTTGTGGTTTGGTGCGTTGAGAAACTTTGATATATCAAATGCCTCTTCAATCGCATCAGCCGCATCCCATTTCTTTGGTTTACCCTGTGGTGGCGTAAGCATCGTGACCGACTTCGCCCCTGCGTTGACACCAAGCTCTTGTATTATTCTAGCTAGTTTCTGACCCGCTTCATCGTTATCAGGCCATATAATAAGCTCTTTACCGTGCAATGGAGAGAAGTCGAACTTATCTTTGGTGCGCTGAGATAGCATCCCTGCGCCCCCGATTGTACAAGTTGCTGTGTATCCTAGCTTAATTAATTCATCAGCACACTTCTCGCCTTCTACCCATATGACCCGATCTGCTTCTTTGATTTGCGGTAGATTATATAGCGGTCTTGTCTCTGGTAGTTTGGGAAACTGACGAAACTCTTTCTTTGCGCTGCCGTCACTATCCCGAACAATTTCACCTGTTTGATCCCGTTCGATGTATTTTCTTACAGCAACAAGTATCTCGCCCTCTTCTGAAAGATATAAATACTCGCTATCATATGGCGTTGAGTAATCTATTACCCGCTTTTGTTTAATTTGTTCGGATTGCGTTTCCTGCTGCGGCTGGGCAAGTGCAGGATTTATTGGGTTCATGGGTGGTTCCGTCTTTGGTTTTTCCAGCCATGTGCCAAAATGTTCGGCTACATCTTTAATTTTCCAACTATATGCCGCCATCAGGATTTTAGTTATGCCCCCGATGCCGTCACCTGTGTTGAAGTCCATGCCTCGCATGAACTCTGAGCTAGATGGATCTATATTAATCTTGAGAGATTGACCCGCTTCGCCGTTTAAAGACCCCAGATAAAACTCATTCCGAACAATTCTTCCGTTTGGATAAGCGTTTTTTAGAGCCTCTATTTGCACATAAGACGGAACTTTATCCGTTATTTCTGCGACTAAATCTCTCGGTTCACTACCATATCTTGTGTTGCCAATTACCCTTAATGACATTATATTGTCCTTATATACCTATTTATCTCTCAGGGGGTAGATCGTAGTCCTTTTGCCTACCCCCTGCTTTTTTTAATTATTCCAACAAGTCTCCCTAAACTCGCAAAACTTACAGAGATANAAATCTCTCGTTTGAGCTATGCGAGGTAGAATGTCACCTGCTTTTGCTGCAGTCAAGATATTTACAGCCTTGTCACTTGCCGTCTGTGCCAACTCCCGATCAAACGGCACTAACTCGTAGTAAATCTCAGATGTGTTCTTGTTTACCACTGTGAAGAGCGCAGGGTGTTCTGTAAGATCCATGTANGCTTGATATAANGCGATCTGAGTAGCGTAAACNGGATTTGCNTTGGCTACCCCCATGCGCTGAAAGCCTTTCCATTTCTGATCGTTTGCTGACTTGTTTTCCCATAGACATGGATAGCCCATATCTACGTCACCACCGCAGATCACACCATCAATGTGTCCTTTGATTTCGTCATCAGCTATAGAAAAGCCAAACTGCTGTCCCATCTTATCCTCTGTGCGCAGGTCAAACCCTGCATCGCGTAGCCACATTGCAGCGTAGTCTTCGATGTAGTGACCGAACTCAAATATCCTGAGTGTTCTTGCACTAAAGCCCGAACCCTCGTCCTGTGGATAGTTTAAGTACCGATACTGTATCTTTCGACTGCACTCGTCACCTATGCTTGATGCTCCTAAGTATTTTCTTCTCTCGCGTTTGCTATTCTTTTCTACGATAGCTTTGTCTACTGCTTGCGATATTGCCTCTGCTTGAGGATCAGAAGGGGATACTGGTAGAAGGCCAAGCGCCTGTTGACTGATAGTATTTGTCTTCGAGCTTTCCAATGTCTATTTCCTCTGTTAGTTTTTCTGCTTCCTGCAAAGCAAATATTAATACATGAACCTGATCTTCTGAGAGATCAGAGAACTTGGTATCCCAACCAAATGTTCCTAATATAAATGCCAACTCTTTTATTGGCTTTGGTTCGTTACTCATACATCCTCCTCAGTGTATTGTTCGATCTGTTTCCTCTAAAATAAGATCTAATATGTTATCTACTTCTTCAGTAGTGCAATCTTTGCTTCTAAAGGTTATTTTTAACTTCACTTCATCTTTTACAAATACATCTGCTGACCCGAACAATACTTGATCCTCAGACGCATCCACCTCTTCTTGGATAAGTTCGTTTGTTGCATCGCTCATGTGAGCGTGTTTGTATGTATCATCGCAGAAACAAACATATTCCAAATCATCTGTATAAACTTCACCGTTATCTTTTCTCTTCGCTAAAACTAGGAAGACTTCAAATTTTGCCATCACCCTGATCCTCTGCGTCATTGTGCCTTAACCATAACGCAAGATCCGAAACCATGTGCTTAAATTCACTTGGATCAATTTTGGCAACCAATTCACCATCAAACCAAATTTTAAGCCCATCATCATATACTGCCCATCGCGTTTTTACGTCTTTTACTTGCCAACGCCTCAATACGTCAGGATTACTTTCCCCAGATTTCATCGACATCAACATACCTTCTGGATTACCGACTAGACCCGTGGGATGAAATTTATTTTTTTTCATAGATACCTCTCCACTGTTGTCTCGATTGTACGCTTATTCCATAAAAAACTAAGCATACAAGCTGCCCTGTACTTCGTCCAAGAGAAGTCAAATGGCTCGACATTTATCCCCTGAGTAGCAAGGTGTACTCTTTGTTTATCCG